TGTCTGATAATACAGTATGGCGATCAAGATATTTAGAGGTCAATGATCCTATTCCAGCGACACCTATTGATCATTTAGAGGATGCGTTGTTTATACATACGGAGTTTAACAAATCTTTTAATCAAGCAATTGATATAGGGTCATGTGATAATGTTTACACAGAGGTATTGGCAAGATGTTTCAGTGATGTAATATCTATTGATGCAAGACATGATTATGCTTTGTTTGATGAAGAAACTACAAAAAAGTTTTATGTAGTAGATAAGTATGAAGGTCTATCTACATTTTTTGTAGAAAATTTTAAGCATTGGGAAAAGAAGCATAATATAAAAATTAAATATAAGGAAATAGAAGTGCAAACTAGAACACTTGATAGTTTTAATTACAAACCAGACTTTATAAAGATTGACGCAGAGGGAAGTGAACCCTATATACTAAAGGGTGCAATGAAAACTATTTTAGAATACAAACCAACTATTATGATTGAAGAAATGAAAGACTACGATTATTCTGATATACTTTTGCCTTTAGGATATGAAAAAATTAAACCTGAAAACAAGGAAGATGACCCTGTTTATGTACATAGGAATTAAATATGGCAAAAGAAGATGTAGATAAAATTATCGAAGATGCATTAGGTGTTATGAAAGAAAACAAACCTGTTGTTAAAAAAGAAACAAAAGAAATTGTTGTTCCTCAAACTAATGGTGATTTAGATCAAGAGATAGATGATGATTACAAATATCAAAGAGATAATTTTTATGCTCTTGTAGAAAAAGGACAAGACGCAATCGATGGTATCCTTGATCTTGCAAAAGAATCTGATCATCCAAGAGCATATGAAGTTGCAGGTAATATGATTAAGAGTGTTGCAGATGTAACGGAGAAACTAGCACAACTGCAAGAAAAAATGAAAAAACTAAAAGAGGTACCAGGCAAAGCACCAAAGAATGTAACCAATGCTTTATTTGTAGGTTCAACTGCTGAATTACAAAAGATGTTAAAAAAGAAAAAAGATGAATAATGGATAGATTTCCTACTGCCGAAGAAAGATGGCCGAGAGGAGGTGAAGTAATAAAGATGAATAAAGTTGTAGATGTGGACATCACAAATAAGTGTACACTAAAATGTTCAGCGTGTGCAAGACAAAATTTTGATGACCCTAAAATGATACCAGGAGGCGATGCCTCTATAAAAGATTTCCAAAAGATATTGGATTACTTTGATGATGTATATCTATGTGGTTCTTATGGTGACCCTATCTTTAATCCTAATACAATTAAGTTTTTAAAAATGGCATATGATCAGAATAAGTTTATTCAAGTTCATACAGCTGCATCACATAAACCAATGTCATGGTACGAAGAAGCATTTAAAGCAAATCCAAATGCTGTATGGTACTTTGGATTAGATGGTCTTCCATATCAAAGTTTTGCATACAGAGAAAATCAAGATGGCGAATACTTATTTGATGTTATGTTAAAAGCAAAAGATATGAATATTGAAGTTATATGGCAATACTTAGTTTTTGGTTATAACGAAGATAGTATAGACTATGCGAAAGAATTAGCAAAAAGACATAAAATAAAAATTGAGATACATCATACTTCTAGATATGACCCAAGTATTGATAGACTAAAACCAAAAAAAGAAACTGTAAAAGATGTAGATCAAACAGATGCAGTATTTAAACCTAAGTGTTTAAAAAATCCAGCAGAGAAAGTACCTTATATATCTGCAAAAGGTCAACTCTATCCTTGTTGTTGGTTAGATGATAAACAAGTTAATGACCCAGAGTATGCAGTATTACAAACTGAAGAAACAAATATTAAATATAATACAGTTGACAAAATTATGAATAGTGATATACTAAAAACTTTCTATGATAACTTATCTACAAATAGTTGTCCTAAATATTGTAAGAAGAAGTGTACTACTAATTTAAAAAACCCAAGTAGGATTATAGCATGAGTAAACGAGAAGAACATTATCTAGGTAATCCATTACTTAAAAAAGCAAATCAAGATTTAGAGTTTACCAAAGATCAAGTATTAGAAATACAAAAATGTATGGAAGACCCACAATACTTTGTGGAAAACTATATTAAGATTGTATCTCTAGATAAAGGACTTGTTCCTTTTAAAATGTATAACTTTCAAAAAGACATGTTAGGTACATTTCATAAAAATAGATTTACAATTTGTAAACTTCCTAGACAGTCTGGTAAGTCAACAATCATGGTGTCATATCTTTTACACTATGCATTGTTTAATGAAAATAAAAATATTGCAATCCTTGCCAACAAAGCATCTACTGCAAGAGACTTATTAGGTAGATTACAACTTGCATATGAAAATCTTCCTAAGTGGTTGCAACAAGGTGTTCTATCATGGAACAAAGGTTCTCTTGAATTAGAGAACGGAAGTAAGATACTTGCAGCCTCAACCTCTGCGTCAGCAGTTCGAGGTAGTTCATTTAATATTATATTCCTTGACGAGTTTGCATTCGTACCTGCCACTGTTGCAGAGCAATTTTTTAGTTCAGTTTATCCTACAATTTCTTCTGGTCAATCAACAAAAGTAATTATTGTATCTACACCTATGGGTATGAATATGTTCTATAAGTTATGGAACGATGCAATTCACAAAAGAAACACTTATGTACCTATCGAGGTGCATTGGACGGAAGTACCTGGTCGTGATGAAGCATGGAGAAAAGAAACAATCGCAAACACTAGTGAAGCACAATTTGCCTCAGAGTTTGAATGTGAGTTTTTAGGTTCTGCAAATACTCTTGTCAATGCATCTAAACTAAGAAACTTATCTTACAAAGACGCAATTGAATCAAGTGGTGGATTAAAAATTTATGAAAGACCAATAAAAGATCACACATATTTTATTACTGCTGATGTGGCAAGAGGCACAAAAAATGACGCTAGTGCTTTTATTTGTTTTGATGTTACAACAGTTCCATATAAAATTGTTGCAGTATTTAAAGATAACGAAATAAAACCCTTGCTATTTCCAAATAAAATTGATAAAGTAGCAAGAGCATATAATCATGCTTTTGTATTAACGGAAGTAAATGATATAGGACAACAAGTAGCAGACACACTACACTTTGAATTAGAATATGATAATATTGTGATGTGTTATATGCGTGGTCGTGCTGGACAAATCATGGGTGGTGGTTTTTCTGGTACTAAAGGACAATTAGGAGTTAGAACAACAAAGGCAGTTAAGAAGATTGGTTGTTCTAATATGAAACAAGTAATTGAGAATGATAAAATTATCGTAGAAGACTTTGATATAATAAATGAATTATCTACATTTATTATTAAAGGTAATCAATTTGAAGCAGAGCAAGGTGCTAACGATGATTTAGTTATGTGTATTGTTTTAATGTGTTGGGCAATGGACCAGAAGTATTTTAAAGAGTTGACCAATGTAAACATTAGAGCAAACATGTTAAAAGAAAATCAAACCCAAATGGAAAATGAAATGGCACCTTTTGGATTTGTAGATGATGGTATTAATGACCCTAATATAGATGAGTATGGCACAACTTGGAAACCAGTGAAAATAAGAGATTATGAATCAGATTGGTAAACATGTATGTGTATCTTACCCCTCAATGCTTTTCGGTGATTGGTTAAGATTGTTTATATCTTATCATGAGGGATTTAAAAGATTTGATAATGTTCTACCTTACAAAGAGGGAACACCATTTAGAGTTTATGATCTAAGACCATATCAAAAAATTTATTCAAAAAACATTTGGTCAATAGATTGTTTTAAAGAAGAGTTTGAAAAAATATCTTCTAAAGATCAAAGAATAGTTTACAAAATTAAAGATGATAAAAATTTTAAATCACATACTTTATTTGGAACAACTTGGCAAGATGATAAAACAGATACATCTTTAGACTATGATATAATAAGACAATCAGATCATCAAATTATTTTTGTTAAAGTGCATCCAAATAGTGAAGCTGCTGAAATATATTTTGATAGAATAAAAAAAGATATATCTGCTGCTGTCACAGCACCTGACGTAGAAGGTCAGAGAAAAACTTTTGAAACTTATTTTAATCTAGATTTTCCTAAACACAAATTAAATTATGAAATTGAATTAAATAAGTTATTTGAATATAATGAAAATGCGTATAATGAATTATGTAATTTTCTTAAAGTAAAACCTTTACCTGAATGGAGAGATTATATAGATGAGTTTAATGAAAACATCCATATTGAACAACTACTTTAGAAATAATTGGAAACCTAATTACGATAAATTTAAATATTCTGGTTGGCAGTTATTAGACAAGATAGACAAAGACGCACATATACTAGATATAGGATGTGGTTACAATTTACTTAAACCACATTTTTCTAATCTATATGGAATAGACCCTCATAATAGTAGTGCAGATTGTGAAATTGCATTTGAAGATTATATCCCACACAAAAATTTTGATGTATTTCTCGCATTAGGAAGTCTTAACTTTGGCACGAAAAAAGTTCTTGACAAACAGATAAAACATCTATATGATATAACAAAAAAAGATGATATAGTATATTGGCGACAAAA